TGGTTGGTTTGGTATAATTACCGGCCTCGTTTACTTTAGATTTTGCCATTGCCTTGACCCTTTTTTCTTTTTGCCATTTCGTTAGCATAATCGAAAAGATCGCGTTTGAACATTTTCTTGAACCAATCAGCCCAAGTAATTTTCACCACCCTATTCGACGGCATCGTCTCAAACCTTTTTTTCCATACCCAGCGAGCGGCGTGATACATCTTATCAGCCGACCACTGGTCTTCTTTCTTTTGCTCTTCCTTAGTAAAGATCAGCAATGTCGAACTCCCGAATCCCGCTCTGGTTGTAAGGTGGGTACTCGTCGCGCTCTCTGCACGCCATTCCAACAGCCATGGCCTGCTCGTTCTTTGCGTCGCCGTAAGCAATGGCCTCGTCAGTCAAAGTGTAGATTGCATAGGGGTAGGGATGCATTTTCTCTTGGGCTAGGAAGTAAAATTTATCTGTGCGCAGCCCAACAGCGCGGCACCCCGCAACGTAATAAGCGGCCTGCTGATAGTATTTGAACGTGTTGATAGCGCTCTTAAAGCCCCTAGGGGATGCGTCCCTGCATGTTTTTAGGTCCCAGATATCTGTTCCGGTGTGCCAATCAAGCTTTCCTTTGCATGGCTGGCCGTTCCATATCCAGCATAGGGTAAGCTCAACAGAGTGCTCTGGTTTAGGGATGTGCTCAGCTACAATCTCTCGGCGCTCCATGCAAACGTCATACATGTCCTGCTTAATTGGTGCTCTATCTCCCACGGTTGTTAGCCAGTCGGCATACTCTTCTTTTCCCGCCTTAGTTCTGCGATCAACGATAGGCTCAATGGCGAACTCTTCGTGAAACTTGTGGTGCTCCAAAAATACGGTGTGCTGAACCCTTCCCTCAAGAAGCGCGGGACTGTTATTAAACACCCTGTGCTTCCAAGTGAAGGGGCACTTGGCAATTGATGTCAGATCGTGACTTCGCCACGCTGGAATAGAATCATATGTTGGGTAATCTAGGTCTTCGTAAATTCCTACTTTAAAATCCATTATAACTCCAGTGATTGTTGTTTAAGTTGCTTGGCCAGCAGTGTGTCTAAACACAGCGGCGCGTTCTTACTAAAAATAAGTATGGGTTCTGAGTTGCAACCGTTTTTCTTGCGGGTCGATATCTCATAGCCGATGATGCCAGCCATGTGGCAACCGCTCAGGTTCTCAAGTGCGTACTCTATTGCTGGCTCGCATATGATATTTTGGGTGTGGTTTGCATAACAGTCAGATACATTAATAGCCATAACTCCACCATCTTCCAGAGCGGCCCAAGCGTTCTTGAGCATTGGAAACAGAAACCCAGACATCCATGCATCAAACTTTTTATGCACGCGGAAGCTTTGCTTGTCGCCAGCATACTTTTCTACTTTCCAATAAGGAGGGCTGGTGAAGACAAAATCAAAGGCGCCCTCTGCTGGGCAGCTTATCTCGCTACCTTGATACTCGAAACTTGCTTTGCGGTCTATATCAAAAGCGTGTTGCTGAAGCGCGTAACCAGTAAATACGAGTGGATTTACATCTCGGCAATGATAGGTGTGGCAAGAGTGAGCGAGCGCAGCAGAGAGCCTATCTCCCCAGCCGCCGCACGGATCATAAATAGAGGTCGCCCCAAAAATCTCGTACAAACATTTGGCAGCACTCGGCCTAAACTGAGAGGCTACATATCCACGCATCGTAAGCGCAGACTTATGGCTCTCTTCATAATACTTGGATGACGCGATATTCTTGTGAAGTTTGCGGTCATACCAAGCGCGAATTGGGGCCGGACAATTATTAGAGTCGCAGGCCATTCTTGATTGCCAGTGATAAAAGTTGGAGCTCTTATTCCCGACAACTGAACGCCCGACAACATAGTCTTTCACAAACTCTTGAGGTAGCTGGCTTCGGCTTTTCCATTGTTTAGGGGCAATGAGATTAGTGAAGCTCTCCCTCTTGAGTTTAAGAAAGTCGTGCTCAGCATCTAACTGTGAGCACCTATGTATCGGGAAGGGCGGTAATTCGTTGTTCATATTATTTCCTAGGATCATCACCCATAGAAAAACGTGTGTACCAAATGTTTTTAGCCTTGTCTTGGGCAGCAGGGTTGCCCGCCTTCTTTCCAGCGCGGTACACATATTTAAAGGCGGCAATCTCCGCATAATCTTGAGTGCGCTTTAGGCCAAAAATACTTACCATGGCATCAATGCACTCAAGATCGCCAGAGATGTAGTGCTCTGGCGAGTTGACCTGCTTATCAATTTCCTTCTTTGAAATAGGCATGGTGCCCTCCAAATGAGAGATTTTTGTGTCCATTAAAATGGTATGTCGTCGTCGTCAATGAGTGGCTCGGCTACTGAATTGTTGGGCTTCTTAGCCTGACTTGATGCGATGCCACCAAGGCCCGTCTTCTCTGGGAGCGGTGCCAAAGCCGCCAGACCTTTTTTGTATGCTGCCTTAACTTCGAAGCACGGTTCTACTGGGTCTTTTCCGTTCTCGTCGCAGCCCGCTATGCGCCACTGGACGAATCTAGGCAGCGTCTCAAAGTTATCGCACGCCACTTTGGATTCTGCACATGCGTCGCCACTGAACTCTTTACAGTAGTCTTCGAGGTCAAAGATCTGACTTTCGTTAATCGTCTTGACACGCTTGACGCCATTGTCACTGGAGAATACGCCAGAGATCTTTGGGTTACCGTTGGCATTCATCACCACGTTGATCTTGCACGTTACGCCCAACAGCTTGGTTAGATCAAACTCTTCAAGCTCTTCATCAGAGAAGGGCTTGTTTCGCCACGCTTGCAGATCACGGCGCAGGTTCGAGCGCTCGTTTAGACTGTTTGTGTATCCGTTAAAGATAGAATATGGGCGTCCATCGTCGAGCTTTAGCTCTGGAATTTCCCAAAATATATACAGTTTGTGCTTTTTGCTGATTTCACCTTTATAATCTTCTTCTGCGGTGCCTGCGTCCACCAAACGATAACATACGGCCTCGTAAGAGCCGGGTGGGACAGATTCAAAGGACGACTCTCCGCCAGAGCCAATTGAAGTTGTTAATGCCATGATAATTTCCTTGTTATTTGCTAATGTTTGCACTATTGTACACAACTAATCCGAAAAGGGAACAGAAGAATGGCATTGAAGACCAAAAGCCCACCAAAAAAAGATCACAGCAGACCAATTAGTGGGAACTTTCGGCAAGAGTTTGAGTCATTTCTCGTCGCCAACGGCATGGTCCCAGACCCCAAGAAGGGATTGCTAGTAGATGGATCAATTGGCCGTGCCTATATGGAGGTTGACGGCAAGCGCAAGCTGACAGGCTGGTATCAGTTCTGGGCAGATCAAAGCATACCTTATGGTCGGTGCGGGGATTATCGCATCGATCAGGCCAACCCAACCGCTACTTGGAAGCCGCACAACAGTGGCAGCTACCATATGAGTGACGAGCAGCGCGAAGAGATCAAGCAGTTGCAGGCCGAGGCCGAAGAGAAGAAGATCGAGCGCAACAACAAGGCGGCGAAGCGGTCCCAAACAATCTGGGAGTCTGGCAGTGCTTGCGACGCCCACCCTTATCTAAGCAAGAAGAGTGTGCGGTCGCACGGACTCAGGATTGCGTCGGACGGTCGCCTACTTATTCCGCTGCACAACTCGGATCTTGAGATAGTTGGACTTCAGTACATCGACGATGACGGCGCCAAGATGTTCCTGACTGGCTCCAAGAAGAAGGCGAGCTTCTTCATTATTGGGCAGGAGCTTTTGGAGAAGGCTACAACAATTAATTATGTGGAGGGCTATGCGACTGCGGCCAGCTACTACCAAGACAACGGCCAGCCCACGGTTGTGTGCTTCGATGCATTCAACCTCACGCCTGTCGCCGAGGTTATCTTCGAGCATTTTCCTACGGCTCGGCACGTATTCATTGCCGACTGTGATGACTCGATGACTGGAGAGAAGGAGGCGATCAAAGGAGCGCAGGCCCTCAAAGCTCTGAACGGAGTTGCCGAGGTCCTCATGCCCACATCAAAAGGCGATTACAACGACCATGCGGTGCTGGAGGGTGAGGTGTTGCCCACCCTGCAATCGGTAAACATTCCGGTTGAGTACGATTTCCAGCGCAACTCCAACGGTCGGATGATGCACACTAAAGAGAACCATCGGGGCGTCTTGGTTACCAATGGCATTGAGGTGGACTACAACGTCATTAAGAAGAGCATCGAGATACATGTACCCAACCAAGAATTTATCGCTGATCTGAAGGATGACGCGGCGATTATCGAGATTGAGGACCGCTGCATTGTGGCGGGTATACCGCACGAACGTCTGCGCTGGAACTTGAAGCTGCTGGCGAGGGAGTTTAATCCGGTCAAGGAGTGGATAGACTCGGAGCCTTGGGATGGTAAAGAAAGGCTGGCGAGGTTCTTTGGTACGATCAAGAGCCCGAACGAGGAGCTCAAGTTGTTGTTGATGAGCAAGTGGATGCTTGGCTGTGTTGCGGCGGCATACGAACCTACTGGCGCCAACCTTGAAGGTATACTGGTGTTCCAAGGAGCGCAGGCCGCTGGTAAGACGCAGTGGTTTAACTCGCTCGCACCGGAGAAAGACTGGTTACTGGAGGGCGCTACACTGAATCCCAGTGATAAGGACAGCGTCAAGCAGTGCGTTAGCCATTGGATATGTGAGCTCGGTGAGCTTGGTTCTACCTTTAAGCGTGCCGACATCGACCAACTCAAAGCGTTCCTGACTAAGCGCAGGGATGAGTTACGCCTACCTTACGACCGAGCATTCAGTCAATACCAGCGGAG